CAAAGTGAGCCTTGATTGTCCTTGCCCAAGTTGACCTTATGTGATTGCCAACAGACAACCATCGACCTGGATAGCTTTGCAGCAGCTCAACAATCTCGGCGGTAATCAGCATTGAGTCGCGCCCTTTACTTGTTCTTGCTGGGTTTACCCAAATTAGTGTATTCATACTGAGGCTCCTGTCTGGCTTGCAATTTCTGGCTTTATACGCTCTACAGCAACTATTGCGTGGTTGTAGCCGCGTTCTTCTGTCTTGGTGAGGCTTAGCCGGCGCTTTAGACCGACTTCAAAAGAAAGCTTGCGGGTTGCGTACTCTGCGCCGATCCTGATGCCGTCCTTGTATGCGCTATCCATCTGCTTTGCAAACAAGAAGTCTGCTACCTCGTATTTGAAGTCTGACCAGTTTCTAATTATCATTTGCCCAATCCTCTCCGCTGAGTTGTGCAATCAGCTTTAACAGCACCCTAGCTGTGGTTATGTTCTTTGGCGTTCCATTCACTGTCGGCGCGCTGCTGAATTTCTTCTATGACTGAATTCCAGCCTAAGTCGTAGCCGGACTGAAAAAGCACGTCTAGGTTTGCGTCAATTTGTTGCTTGAGGTCGTATACTTTCATTTGTATTCCCTTCTTCTAATAAAAGACTAGGGGGTCAAAAGAGTAACTGCAAGCTCATAAAACCCTGTGTTACCGAACCGTTACAAAGCGGTGATTGTGATTCTGCAACCAGGTTCGCGGTCGTCGTCATAAAACTTGCGAGCTATTAGTTCAATTACTTGGGCGTCGTCGCCCCAAAGGATGCCGTCTCCGACTTTGCCGTTTAGCCCCTGACTGATTCCGTCGAGGGCGGCCCTGGATAATTTATCTACAGGTCAGGAGGGACTACAGGCCACTCCCGGTTACTCCTTTTGACACTAGGGGGCCGACGAACGTAAAAGTCTATCTCTACGCTTACGGGTCCTAGTATCTTTATGTGATCTTCTGGTAGTTCGTGGCACGCTTCTGCGATTGCCTTGCGCCAAGGTTTTAGAGTTTTGGCTGACTGTTCTACTACTCTGCCGTTATAGACAGCTTTGGATCCTTGAGGGGCTGGTAAGCCGTAGACCTCAAGTGTTATCGGCATACCATGCCTTGATTACGGAATAGAAATGTAGACCTGCCCACACAAAGGCTATGAAGCCAGTGATAGGTTCCGCCTGCGTGCCAAGAATCACTAACAGGGTTGCTGTGAACAGGCCTACAAATTTAGTCATTAGAACGGAGCGTCCGATCCAGCCTTGATCATTGGGTTGTTGACGTGGATAGCTGCGGTGCGTTCTAGGTTGCCAGTGCGCTTGCTGGTAAATTCTTCTACGCGAGAAGATAGGTCGCCGACAATCTCAACGACATCACCTTCACTGAATTTTCATCTGTCCAGATCTTGTAATACTCGTCACGCATTTCGCCCAGAACCATAACCTGAGCCTTTGCGGTAAAACCCTTTGAGTTTAGGAAAGCTACTGTTGCGTCTGTAATCTTGATTTGTGCCATGTTCTTACCCTTCTATGTGTGCTGTTTGCACACAATCGTTATTCCCACAAGTCCTAGTACCGGGGTGAACTGCATAGCCTTCGTCGTCTACTGGTGTGACCAGATCAACCCCGAAGTTCCCGTGCCAGGGCAAGCAAGCTTTATCTTCAGTTTTTATCGTTGTTGCTCTTGCAACTCTACAACTTTGGCAAAGCATCCGCAACTTTCTTCTTTTGCGGTTTACCTCAAAGGTATAACCACAGCGATGGCAGTCTACGAATTCAAACACACTTCAACTATAAATGTTTTCTACTGCCCATGCGTGAAGTTGCTTCTGCGATTTGAACATAAAGTCCGTAAAGTCATTGTCCTTGCTCACTGATTCAAACATCCGCCACTCGTCTGCTTTAGCTGCAAGAACCCGACAACAAGGGTTACAAGACACAATCTTCATGCTGTGTATGCAAAGTGGCTCTGGTGAGCTGTCTGCGTTCTCTGGCTGATCTGTCGTGTTTCGTGTCGCTCTGTGCTTGGCTTCTTTTGACCAAGAAACGATGTGTCGAGGTTCTAGGTAGTTGACAGTGGCATCCTGCCTAGCAAGTATTAGAGCAGACTTAGCTGTCTCAAAGTCAAGGTGACCAATAATTGCTTGCCATGCAACAGCCAGGCTTTCGTCTAGCTTTCTATTATCAACCGCTGCGATCTCTTTCAGTAGCATTTTTGTCTCATTCAGATTCATTGCCCCACTCCTTCATTAGTTTTCCTGTTGTGTTCTTTCACGTAGCTTCTTTGCTCTTGAGTCCTCTGGCAGAGGACCGTTATCCCAGCTATCAGCATTTAGCCAAGAAGCCGGATACTTTGTAAATTCGTCAATCCTGTTTGGATCTGACTTGTACTGAATTGCACCAGCAAGAATGTTCTCAAATCTTTCTCTAGAAATAGCAGATAAAAAAGCTTTGAAGGCTTTCCCTTTATCAAGCTTTCTTGGGTACTCTTTCCAGAACTCATCAAACAGTTTTTGCGGAGTAGTTCTCTTGCTATTCTTAGTACTTTGTTCTTCTATAGGTTCTTGGTATTCTTTGTGACCAGTTTCCCCGTGACGGGGTTTTACCGTGACGGGGTTTTGGGTCACCCCCTGCTGCCCAGTATCCATAAGGGAATAGGGTGACGCAGTTACGAATTTGTAGTCTGCGAACGTTCCATCTGCGTTTTGCGTCTGCTTTTTGGATCTGCGCAAATAACCGAACTTCTCAAGTTCCAGAACCGCCGCTTTTATTGTGTCAGTCCCGTTGCCGTTTACTCTCGCTAGTGACCGAATACTCATGCTCCAACCGGCACTGTGACTCATAATCTGAGCAAGCAGCCCGATAGCCTTTAGTGACAGCCTTGAGTCCCTTAGCCAAGCGTTTGGTATCTGTGCAAACTGATCGTCAAACGTGTGATGCCCTCTTATCAGAGCCATTTTGTTCTTCCCCTTTTAGATTAGGTAGCTAGGCGGCTCAGTTTCGTGCTTGCCGCCCTGCTTGTCAAGTGAGTACCAGATACGACGTGTGTAGTCGAGTATCGGGTGACCGGGTGCCGAGAACTTAGAGGCTTTGTGACCGAAGTCCCTTGCCTCAGCCGCAACGTTAGCGTCGCTTTCCATCCGCCCATTGTACTCAGCGCAAACTAGTATCACATTTTGCAAGTTATCTAACACTTTTGAACCACCCATGCCTCTGTTCTGTACATGATGCGGTACAAGGTTGTCAGATTCGCCGCAGTGCCAACACCACAAATCGCGAGCGCGTAGCTTGCGTGTCTCTGCGGCTTTCACAGTCGCGTCTCAGCCTGCATTAGCTTGGCTTGAGTGGCTGTCGCCATAAGTGCGCTTTCCAATGACCGAATCTTTACACGGACTCGGTTCGCCTCAGCCTTGCGTAAATCGCGCTGTAAGCGTGCGTCAGCGGCTTCTAAGCGTGAAAGGGCAGTTCTATCCGCCACAGTGCCTTCAGCCCGTATAAACGCCTTCTGCTCAATTAGGTCTAGCTCGTTTTCTGCTATTGCTAGTTGAACTTCACATTCGTAGAGAGCTTCAGATCCCTTACGGTTTTCCGCCGTTAGGTCCGCTATCGCCTTTATTATCTCTGAGTGAATCACTTAGCACCAACAAATAATAGATGACTTCTTGGTTCCAGAACTTAGCCAGCTCATGCCTTCCCAGCTTTCTTGCTAGGTGATACGCTTCCTCGGTCTCCCGAATCTTCGCTTTCAGCACTGAATGATTTTGCACGTTCAGCCAGCCTTTCTAATACATCGGTAGACACGCCTTCTGCTTTTGCTTTCGCATACAGCCAGCGTAATCCGTCTACATCTGTAAGTTTAGATGCCTCTGCTTCATAGTCGCGAGCCCTCTGCAAGACAACTCTTTCTACCTTCTCAATTTCTTCCCTAGATGCCAAAGTGTTTGAGTCTTTGTTCATGCTGTAACCCATGACCATTAGCGCTCGCCCAAGACTTGACGATTCTGAGTTTTCCATGGCGGAGGTCTGGTTTGCACCCGGTCCACCGTCTATCTCAAATGCGTGTCCAGTGGCTTTAGGTAGGTTGTTGGCTTGGTCGCCAGCAGTTAGGTACAGAGACGTCTTGATAACCCAGATTCGCTTTACGTTAGGGTCTTTTGCGTCCCAAGAATCATACTCGTTTGCGTTTATCCACTCAGTGACGATTCGCCCATCTTCGTGGTCTGCGTGAAACTTAGCCAGTCTTTCTGCGACTGTGCTGTACTTGCTTAAATCAAACTTCATCTTCATCCTCTGTTTCTTCCTCGGTTTTTATAAATCCCCCAGCCTGCGTCCATGTAGAACCACAGGTCTATTTCTTCAAGCGAGATGCGCTCTAGGATTCCGTCTGCCAGCTTCATGCCGTTTATCAGTCCGGTGATTAGAGCGTCCCCCTTGCGGAGTCCAACGTAGCTGCCAAGCCCTATCTCTAGAGGCTCTGATTCTCTTTCTTCACTCATAGGTTTGCTTTCTTGTTTACTATCAGCGACGGGGACCCGCCTCTGAGTTGTCGTGATGCTACACGGACAGTGTTTACCACTCCCCACTTTGCAGAACCCATAGTATCTAAGGTCCTTGATTTGAGCAACATTAGGTATTTGTAGCACTCATCTGCTGCTACCTGAGCGCGGTAGAGTTCTTCGCCAAGGGGTCCCAGCTCAACCTCTACACCCTGAAACTCGGGGTTCATGTATCTGACCGCGTTGTAAGTGGCTTCTGAGCCGTCCCAGTTGGGTTTAGTTTCCGTCTTGACTGAATTCCAAAACCTTTCTAGAGCAGTGTTCTGCACGTCTATCTGGTCTTGGTTGTAAGGCACTTCGTACTCGTTCCAAGTCATTCCTGCAACTGCAACGATGATGCCTTTCTTTATCTTGGTCACACCCATGTAGTGCTGCACTTGAGCTAAGTAAGCCCTAGGCACATCATCCCAAGTTGTCCTAGCGGTCTTGACTTCGATAACCATTAGCTCACCAGTTACTCGGTGCTTGGCAATAGCGTCAGGGTTAGCGCGTCGGTACGAGCAAAACTCATCTTCGTAGGTGCCAGTCTCAAAGACTTCCCACTCAGGGTATTCCTCAGCCCAGAGCATAAGGATTGGCGCTTCAAAAGCTTTACCGAACCGAATTGCCCAGTTCTCTTTTATCTCTGAGGGTATTAGGTTTAGCTTCTTAGCCCATAGAGCATAGGCGCTCTCCCACTGGTTCAGACCTAGTATGGTGCCTACTTCACTACCCCCGATGCCTAAAGACCGCGCAGCGTGCCACTCACGGCTTCCCGGAGGGTATATGCCGAGTAGCTTTGCTCCGTTCAG